ATAGACGTTATTCGCTATTTAGCTGTTAGTCCCGCTTGCTACATAAGTGAGGACACGATGAGAACAACCAAAACTAATAGGGGTGGCTATTGAAGAAGTCAAAGAAAGTTGAAAAGGTGGAGCCCACTTCACCAGTTCAGGAAACAACCTTTAGGGTGAAGGTTTTGCAACAGGCCAAGAATCCCCAGTGGATTTATTGTCAGGCTCTCCATCAGGACATGGGTAAGCTTCCTGTTGTTATTCCCCGCCGTCTAACCAATAAGCTTGTTGGCAAGCAAGTTCTTGTGGAAGCCATTACGGACAACGTAGGCACCACCTATCGTTATGTCCAAGACCAACCCCATTGATGACACCACCAATAATCGGTGGCTCATCCAGCATTCTGATAGGCTGATTAGGTATGAGTATGAGCAGCGGTTAAAGGGGAAAATTACGGAAGAAATGTTTCCTGATGAGCTTGCGGATCGAATTGGCCGCACGCAGGAGTACGTTTGTGGTATTATAAAGAACGCAATCTCCCGCGCCAAATCATGCTCCAAACCAAGCAACAGCAAGCCCTAACTTTCGTTGACGATGACGGTCCCGATGTTGTTGCGCTTGTCGGCGCATACAATCGTACCCTGACAGAACTCTCCACCTACTTCGATCAGTGTGTAAGTAGCTCTGACGGGCGGCGTTGTTACTGGCCGGGAAAGTCTTCTGATTTGCGTAAGCATGGGGCTGATGCGTTTCCGTGGGATGGGGCGTCGGATACGGAAGCTCGGTTGATTGATGAGCGTATAAATAACTACGTCTCCATCTTCATGGCGGCTTTGGAACGAGCCAACATCCGAGCCTATCCGGTTGAGATGTCTGATTCGGGACGGGCTAGGGTGGTTAGCGCGTTCATCAAGTGGATGCGTTCGTCCTACATCCAGAGGTTTCGTCAGGAGATGGAGCTTGCAGCCAACTACTTCCTAGAGCGTGGGCTGATGATCACCTACGTTGGGTGGGAACGGATGGAGAAGAAGTATCTCCAGAAGATTGATTTGCAGCAGATTGCCGCCAACTCGCCTGAACTGGCCAAGCTCATCATTGAGGGCCAGAACGATGAGGACATCATCAAGATGTTGAAGGCCGTCTACCCTGATCTGATTGATAAGAAGGCCAAGAAGGCTTTGAAAGACCTGCGGGATAAGGGAGTGGGGGAAATCCCTGTAAGCCGTCTTTCAGTTGATAGACCCTTTGTCCAAACCTGCGCTCCTGATGGGGATGTGTTCTTCCCGTCCTACTGCATTGATCCGCAGCGTGCGCCGTTCGTCTTCTATCGCACCTTTCTTTCGGTACAGGAGGTCTTGTCCCGTGCGGCTTCCGATGGGTGGGATATGGAGTGGTGTGAGTATGTGGTGAAGCACTGCCGTGGGGTGAACACCTACAATCTGGAGAACGTCTACGGCACCCGTGGAAACTCTTACGCCCGTTACCGTCAGCAGTATGACGCTACGGAACTTGTGGAAATCATCTACGGCTTCAATCGCCTGATTGATGCGGAAGATGGTTCTGAGGGCATTTACGTTACAGTGTTCAATCCCAAGTTCACTGGTCAGGGCGGCATCAAGCCCTACGCCAAGTATGAGCTTCTGAATGGATACAACGACTATCCGTTTGTTGTCACCCGTCTGTCGGAAGACAGCAAACGATTGTACGAAGTTCAAACCTTCACGGACATTCTGAAGGGTCCGCAGGATCAGGTGAAGGCTGAACGCGACAGCCGTATTGATCGTAATAGTCTGGCTACCCTACCTCCCATCATGCACCAGCCGGGCAATCCCCCGACTGATTGGGGACCGGGACGCTTCATCCCTGTACGTCGGGCGGGAGAGATAAGTTTTGGACCTACCCCTCCCTACAATCCGGGATCGGTGGAGATGGAGAAGACAATGATTGAGGCGGCTGACAACATTGTCGGTCTTAATGCCAACAATCCCGTAAGCCAGATTCGCCAGCAGTTTCTGGTTAATAAGTTCCTCCATCACGCTCAGGAGGTTCTGAAGGCTTGCTTCAAGTCCTATCAGAGGTTTGGCCCTGAGCAGATGTTCTTCCGCGTGACGGGAGTGGCTGATCCGATGCGGTTTGATAAGGGCAATCCCGATGAGGACTTTGACATCAAGATTAGCTTTGATGTGCTGAACAACGATCCCGAAACCGTTGAGAACCGTCTTGGCCAGTTTGTCAGTCTGTTGCAACTAGACCGCAATGGTCGTATTAATGTGGACGCGCTGCTTGAAATGAGCGCGACGCAGATTGATCCCATCATGGCTGATGCCTTCCTGCAACCCGCTGAACAGGCTCAACAGCAGGTGGTAAAGATGGTGACGGAAGACTTGTCCAAGATTTACGCTGGCATTGAGGTGGGTGCTCGTCCCAATGGGGCGCAGATTGCGTTGGAGGTTGTACGTCAGTACGTCAGCCAGCCTGATGTTATGGGTCGTCTCCAGCAGGATGAAGCCTTCCGCACCCGTCTGGACAAGTACACGGCCCAATATCAATTTGCATTGACTCAGCAGCAGAACGCTGAGATTGGTCGTTTGGGTACAGCCCCCGCCCAGATGGGTGGAGTGGAAACCCAAACCATCAATCAATGAACTTATTCGGAACCAAGAAGCATCCCCTAGAAGAACAGATTAGGTTTCTGGGGGAAAGGGAGCAGTTTCTGGACTTTCTTGATTGGGTTCAGGCTGGGAAGGAACTAGCCATCTCCAGCCTTCAACGTGCGCCGGATGGCCGTATCCGTGAGATTAGCGGCAAGATACAGGTGTACGATGAGATTCTTACGCTGTGCAACTATCAAGACCTGCTCATAAAGAGAGGTATGCGTAAGATGAGCGGATTGCCGGTTTAACTTCTGGATGCCTTACAATACGGGCTTCGCAATGCCCGTGGCGTAAAGACGGCATCCATAATGTCAAACGAAGTCCAATCGGCTAACGCAGGAGCCGACCAAAAACCTGTGGCTAAGAACATATCAAATAGCGAGCTCATCGCTATGCGGTATAAGGCTATGACGGAGGCTATGAAGGTGCCAAATTCGCCTGAAGAGCCGAAGGAAGAGCCTAAAGAGGTGGTTCCCGACGAGCCAGAAGTACCTAAGGAGGAGGCACGGCAAGAAGAGCCCCAGCCAAGTCCTGAGGAACCAAAGCCCGAAGAGGAACAAAAGGTTCTTTCAAAGGATTACGATTTGGAATCCATGAGTGAATCGGAGCTTAAGGAGCTTGCACAGAAGCTCGGTAGCAAAGCTGTCGCCCGATTTGGGGAATTGACGGCTAAACGTAAGGCTGCTGAGGAACAAGTGTCTGCTCTGAAAGCAGAGATTGCCAAGCGTGAGGAATCCTCATTTGAGGCGAAGGTTAGCAATAACCCGTACGCCAACATCAACTCAAAGGAAGACCTTGATGCAAAATATCAAGAGCTTACGGAGGTGATGGAATGGGCTGAGGAGCGGCTCGACAGGGCCGAAGACCTAGCTGCCGAAGACGTTGTGACGAACGAAAACGGCAGGGAATACACCAAGCGCGAACTCAGGGAGGTTGTTAAGCGTGCGCGAAAGGCTAGGGATGTCTATATTCCCGATCAGGGAAAGCAGATTCAACTGGCCAAAAATCGCGCAGAGCTAAAACAAGCTCTGGGTGAGAAAGCTAAAACAGAGCTTTCTTGGCTACAGGGAGAAGACAATGATGTCCGCAAGCAGTATGAAGTGTTGATTAGTGACCCCAAGTTGAAAGCTGTAGAAAAGGCATTGCCCGACTTGGCACCTCAACTACCCTACCTGCTTGCCCATGCGGCTAATAGCCTGTATGCGCGTCGTCCTGCTGAGACAAAGCCAGCAGCCCGACTATCTCCCCCGAGTCCTGTGGTTTCTCAAGGCGCAGAATCCTCAAAGCCTGAGACCCGTCAGTCGAAGGCCCTGAACGACCTTTCCACCCGCTTTAACAAGAGCGGGAGTTATAAGGACTTCAAAGCTATCCGTGCTCTTCAACATTCTAAATTCTAACTATCATGGCTTTTTCAGCTACCTACAATAAAACCAATGGCACGAATGCTTCGGCCATTTCCAACCGTGAAGACCTCACGGACGTTCTGACCATTCTGGCTCCTGAGGAGACTCCGGTTCTTTCTCTGGCCGCCAAGAGCAAAGCTACCGCCACCTTCAATGAGTGGACGGTTGATGCGCTCGCCACTCCGTCTACCACTGGTATTCAGGAAGGCGCGGACATCTCGACCTACACGGACAAGTTTGCTACCCGTGCGCGTCTTGGTAACTACATCCAGTTGTTCCGGCGTGACTACATGGTCAGCCAGCTTCAACAGGCTGTTGAGTCCGTTGGTCCGGCTCGTCTCGCTGAGGCTGAGGCCAAGTCCATCCGCGAACTGAAGCGTGACGTTGAGAAGACCATCTGCTCGGACAATGATCGTTCGGCTGAAGATGGCGCTTCGGTGCGTTACCAGATGCGCGGTCTTGGTCTGTGGCTGTCCAACACGCCCGGTGCGGACGTTCCGTCTGCCTACCGTACGCCCACGGCGTCGATCAACTCGTCTGGTACGACCCTGACGGAGAACGTGTTCAACAGTCTTGTCGCCTCCATTTTCAGCCAGACCGGCAATGTGGATGCGCTGACGCTCGTTGCTGGTACGACCCTGCGTCGTACGATCAGCGGCTTTGCCCGTTCGGACGGCAACACCAACGAGAACGTCTACCATGTCAACCAGATGGCCGACGACAAGCAGGTCACCCTGTCGGTGAACACCTATGATAGCGACTTCGGTCTTATCTCGGTGGTCAACGGCAACCCGGTCTGCTTGCCGGATGCGTCCCGTGGCTACCTCATCAACCCCAACTACATCGGCGTGGCCGAGCTTCTGAGCGTGGGTTCGACCCGTGTTCCGAATGCGGGTGGTGGTGAGAAGGGCTTTGTGGATGCGGCTCTGACCCTTCAGGTCATGTCGCCGCTGGCTCACGGCAAGATTACCGCCGTTACCTGATATTAGTTGACTTAAACGAAAGCCCGTGTGGTACAATGCCGCACGGGCTTTTTTATGCACATCATTACGTCATTTCCCAAATATTCCGATGGAGAGGTTCATCGCGCTTTGATGCGGGAGATTACTACTGGAATTGCTCTTAAACAGGCTTGGGAAGGAGAGCGGGAGAAGATTTGCGCGCAAGAAGTAGATAAGATAAAGAAGGCTCAGAAGTTTGGCTTTAAGAATCTACGCTGTGTGGCGGTAACTCCCGCTTGGGAATGGTTTAACATCCGCAAGAAGTATGGCCATGAAGCCATGCACGACCGTGGATTTATTAAGGATTACCAGAAAAGATTTCCTCATCTGGCTCCTAACAAACTCTAATGGG